GTCTTATTCACAGCTACAATTCACGCCCAAGACGGGTCCATCCGGACCGGTCTGGGAATCCAAACACAACGTTATGAGGAGATGAGTTGCACCACGTTCAGAGAACGTGGGGGCTGACGAGCAGAAATGAGACGATCGCGAACCGCCAAAGCACGTTCCAATGGAACGCGCTCCGCGCGAACCCACAATCGTTCATTGCATCTCAGGTTGCGGATCTGATTATAAGGTCCACTTGGCATTTTCTTCAAGTGCTTAAGCTCGATTCGTGAATCGAACAACAGAGAAACGACCATTCGGCCGTATACACGGTCAAAATTCTCGTTCTCTGCGATGGTAGCGGAAGGCCTCTCCGGCATACGCTCCATCGCCAAATAATGCAACTGCCACTCAGCCATGGTGCCACGACGGACCTTGTCCGCCGCATTCCAATAGAGGTAAGATCCCTTTCTCAGGTCCAAAAAAGTCGGACCGAGAAGTTCACCAGTGTGAACATTGGTATATGGTTGAAAGCCGAGACCACCGAGGTACTCAGGCATAAACCATGGCACACGCAACTGTGAGAGAACATCCCAATTACGGTGTGTGTACTCCGTTAAAACGGTATCAACCATTGACGGAGGACACGAGGAGGCGAGTTCGCGCTGACAAGCACCTAAGGTAAGAGTACGACTCATACCAGGTACGGCATCCCTGATGCCGTTTCTTAGACCTGAACGTTTCAGTCCAAGAAGCAGGCCCATGTTTATGTACGGAACCCGTACAAACCACATAGGTCTTTCACCTTCCAATTCACCGGAAGGGTGAATGCCGGCGCGCAACTCGGCGAGACGTTTCTGAATATCCATACGGCGGACCTCTGGAGTCACAAGACGTCGGAAATTCGTAGAATTCACGTTTAAGAAATAACGCGAATAATACGTTTTACCGACTGACTCTTTTAATCCGGCGTAGGACGTTACAGTTCTCCAAATAGAACAACCGAGCTTCGTAGTCCGAGCAACGACGTCGTCCCCATTAATTAACATGGGACAATTTCGAAGCGAAGACACTTTGCCGACTGCCTGTTCGAGAGCGTAACGTGTGCATGCCGCATTGGCAATGCACAAAATCGGAAACGAGACGACACTACCCATCAGTTGACCCGTCTCCTGGAGTTTGAAGTTACCTTCAGCATCCTTGAAGACATGTCCCGTAAGCGCGCGCCTGAACATACGTTGTTCAGCCTTAGAGAGGCGAAGAACCGATGAAAGTTCTTCAGCGATCGTTTCCGAGACCCACGAATGCAACTCATTAGTTGCATCCGCGTAGTCACCCGACAGGTAAAGCTCGCCATCTCGCAACTTCTCACCGAGAGACTTCTGAACAATTTCAGCAGTCACCTCGGTACCCGTAAGAATGAAAGTCGGGTGATCTTTTAGGACACGCCAGAGGAACTGTTGTAACGGTTTGAAAACCGTCATCAGCAACCCTGGCCCCTTTGAAATCACACGAACTTTGAGTGCTTCAGGCAGACCTACTGGAGCAACGGTGGGAACTTCTCCCTCCGCTCGTGCCAACAATCGCCAGTAAAACCGGCGAAAGTTACGCATAAGCTGAGAGTCGTTCACACTGTACTCAGTAGAATCCGCTTCCTGCACTCTTCTCTCTTCACCATCTCCCCGTCTCACTTTCTCAAACCGTATGAGAGGTCGGTCTGTACGAAGATTTTCGAGTAAGTCCTCATGTTCCAAGATGGTTCCAATAGCACCAAGAGCCCTGCGGCTATTGATGTAATTGGCACTCGTTGATGGACAGAACGGACGAACACGATCTTCTATCGTATATTCCTTCCCTTCAAACAGTTCTCGCACGGTACGACGTAATTCACGCTTGACCACATCTTTGGTCACGTAGAATTCCTGATGCCGATTCATTATCGGTTCATCAGCCCAGTCCCTCAGCCGAAGATACGGCGGAGTCGGACGGGGCGTCGTCAACTTCTTAACCATGTCCTTCTCGGCTTCCGCAACGGCGGCCCGATCTGGACGTGGAAATCCTTTCTTACTGTAAAGTATCGTGGTTAAAAACTCACGAGACCGGACAGAATTAAGGATCCGTCGCTGCCATCGGACAGCACGACCGCCAAGCAAAACGCCTGGTTGGTCGTCCTCCTTAGAAAAAGGAGGAACAGGAAGAGGTTGATCGTTATGGAAAGCGAAATAGGCCGCGAGCTTATACTTGGACACTTTGATCCACGCATTAGCACCGCCCACTTCGTCACACAGACGTCTCCAATGACGTAATGTGTTCCCCATACGATACCGTTCCGTATGGAATCCAAACATACGGAAAGCGAGTAAGAGAACAGTGAGACAACGTTGTAACACAGAGTCAAGATCTGACCCCATGGGAGTAATCTTTGTCTCTACCATAGACTCACCGCGAACGTGGTCAAGTTCGACGTAATTCACATTAACGTCGGACTCAGCCCTCAGCCGCGGATTGAGCGTGGAAGAAACTGCACCGTTGTTGACCGGAACGTCGATAGAAGGCAATGCCTCGCCCAACATCTGGATTGATGTTGCACGATGCAAGTAAACCTTCTCCGAAAGTTCTTTCAACTTCGCCGCAGAGCCAGCAGACATTGTTATTGTACTATACAAGATATAGACAAATTACAATGAAAC